ATGTTTTTATAAATATAAAATAAATTATTAAATAAATTATTACATCAATTTTTTTATAAATTACTTTTTATATTCTATTTCTAATTAAATGAATTTTGATCTAATACAAAATATTCATAGGTAAAACCAACTTTATGTGCATACGGAATTGTCATCACTAACAATATATATATATGTATGTATTTATATCTATATATATTTTATATATACATATAAATTAAAAAATTTAAATAAGATTTTTTTTAACTTTACCAGTATTTGAAAAATAAATTCCATAATGATTACCTTTTTCACCATTATCTTTTTTAATATATACATCTGAACCTTCAAGTATATATGATTTACCTTTAATTTTTATTTCTGCATATTCACAATGTTCAGAATCATTATCTGAATCACTATCTAAATCACTATCTGAATCAGATATATCTAATACTGGAACTTTTTTATATGTTTTGAGAAAATTAGATCTTTCATTTTCTGGGATTTCATCAAAATCGGTTGGTTTGTCTCCAGAATAACATCCTGAATCATCATCCTTTTCAAGAGGTTTTAAATGTTCCCATGTGTCTTTTATTATATTTTTATTATTATATGAAATTAAATTAATATCTTTTCTGTATCTTTTCATATGTTTAATATTATTATGTATTGTTGTTTTCAAATAATTAATTTTATTTTTATAGTCATTACGTTCTTTACTTGAAAATTTTGGATTATTTGTTAATTTCTCAAGTGTATCTAAATTAGCCGTCAATACAGTATCAAATAAATCTATTTTATTAGTTTTAATGACTTTATTAGTTTTTTCATCAATCATTGATGCATATGTATCATTTATTGATGTTACACAAAAAGAATGATTCTCAGGAACAGTTTTATTAAAATTAACATGTTCTATTAAATATGTAATACTATTTAATCCTTTATCCAATATGTCTTTTTGCATTTTATATGATATATGTTTTATTGAACTATTTGATGGTGCATTTATAATATATTGAATATTATTAGTTGTATTATGTGAGTTTTTTGTAGTATTATGTGAATTTTTTGTATTATGTGAATTTTTTGTATTATGTGCATTTTTTGTATTATTTGAATTATTTTGATTTACTTTATTTTCTTTAATCTGTTCTTCTAATGTAATTGGTTTTACTAATTTGCACTTCTGTTCATGTCTCCAACAACTCTGTTTACATGATAATTTCTTATTACAATATTTACAACAAAATTTTATTTTATTATCAATATTTATTTCACGATGATATTTTTTATTATGACGCCATAATCCCATATATGATTTGTATTGTATTTTACAAATTTCACAATCATAAATTTTATTCATTAATATTTTAATATATTAATCTTTAAAATAAAATAAATTTTTTTAATGGTATAATTAGTCAACGTTTACTTGTATTGTATTGGCACATTTAAAATATTAGTATATATACGAGACTATTGAATACGGGTATTGTAATAAAGTAAACATTTTTATATTGGTATATATACCAAATTTTGAACGTGTGTATAATATAATGGTAAACGTTGACTAAATATACAATGTAAAAGTTTTTTTATTTCACAGATATAAATAAATTAAAATTAAATTTCTAATCAACAAATGTGTATAAATCATTTTTTGATAAATTATTATTAAATTCAATATTATACTTATTTTTACTTTTATTTTCACTTACACAAAATAAACAGATTGCGTAAGGTTTATTATTATAATTATATGGAGTATATGTATTAGTTTTACAAATAGTACAAACTAAATTTTGTTTCCAAACATTTTCTGCACCTTGTTCTTTATATAAAACAGGAACTTTGATTATTTGTTTATTTAACACAATATTATATTTTGTATTATTTTGATTAAAGCACATTGTGCAAATTGCATAAAATTTATATTTATAATAATAAGGACTATATTTGTGTCTTCCACAAATAGTGCATTCTAAATTCTGTTCCCATAAACGTTCTGCACCATATTTTTTATATAAAGCAGGTATTTCTTTTGTTTCTCTTAAATCATCTGTATTTGTTAGTTCTTTTATTTTTTCTTCTATTTTACTATTTTTACAATTAATATTTTTTCTAATACAATTAATTTTAATTTTATTATTATCTATATCATTAATTTGTTTAATTAATTCTGTAGCATTTATTTCAAACCAAGGTTCTGGTCTATCATTTTCTTTAGTTTTATTAGTATGACATATTTCAAATAAACATTTTATTTCATTATTATCAATATATGCTACATCCGCAATTTTATTACTATTATTAAAATTAAATTTATATTCTAGTAATATTTCTATTGTATCACTTAGATATTGTATTTTATATTTTTTTATACAACATCCGTTATTACATTTTCTTATAAATTTAATATTTTGTTTATTTTCTAATAGTTTTTTCAATAACATTTTTGCATCCTTGTGTATTTGAGTTTCAGAAGGTTTGTCATAATAATTACATTTTTGATTATCTTTAGCATGTGCAAAATGCGGTATATTAATTTTACCATGTCTAAATACTAAATCTTTATTACATTCAGGGCAAATATATTTATCCACTTTATTTGCTATTTTTGGATAAATATAATCTTTTGTTATTTTATTAATAGCACCTAAAATAATCATTTTTATTATAATATTTATATTAATCTTTATTATTATATCTTATATGAAAAATGAATACACCTAAAGGTAAAACAATATTATAATATTATGACAGTAATTATAATTAACAAAGAAGAATATATTTCATCAGATGTATTATTTGAGAAAGCACCAGTATATTGTAAACTAAGTCGCTCAGGTAGAGATTTAATTAAAAAGAAGAAGATTGCTGATTATATTTTTGCAAAATTAGTAAATAATAAATGGTGTGTATCAGATGGAAAAAGTTATAAATATGATAAAATATTTATTAAGAAATCATTTTATGATACAATACCAGAAGTTAAACAGGATAAAGTAATCGTAGATGAAAATAATATTCAACTTGCACCAGATATTATTTATTTAGATGATAGTGAAAAATTTAAAGATGAAAATGGTGTATGTGTTGAAATTGAGACAAGAGGCACAAGAAAAGTAGATGAGATTTATTTCAAAGTGAAAGATATATCAATTGGTTTTAAAATGAATAATTTATTAACAACAATTATTAGTTCAAGTTCAATTTATAAAGAATTTAAACATTATAAATATTTTAATTGTAAAATATTGCAGTTGGTGCAAAATAAAACAAATAAAAATATAATTAAGAAAGAATTATATTTAACATATGAAGGAATTTTAAGAGTATTATTTGCATCACAATCATTTAATGTTGAACCATTTATTAAATGGGCTACTGAAACACTATTTATTGTTCAAATGGGAACACCTGAACAAAAGACTAAACATGTTAGTGATATTTTAGGATGTTCTGCGAAAGTTGTTAAAGAAGTATTTAATACAGATCGGAATACATTACCATGTGTTTATTTTTTTACTTTAGGTTTTGTTAAAGATTTACGAACTAGTATGAAAATTGATAATAAACATTTGGATGATTCAGTTGTAGCTAAATATGGATTTACTAAAGATTTATCAAGACGCACCAGCGAACATATAACTAAATATAATAAAATAGGAAATGTAAACCTAAAATGTAAATATTATTCATATATTGATCCACAATATATATCAAAAGCAGAAACAGACATTAAAGATTTTATGTCGATATTCAATACTAAATTTAATTTTGATAAGGAAGATGAACTTGTTATTATTCCAAAAGAATTAATGAAAATGGTTGATAGACAATATGAATTAATTGGTAAGAGTTATATGGGACACATTAGTGAATTAATTACAAAAATCAAAGATTTGAACCATCAATTAGAAATATTAAATATTAATCATCAAATAGAATTATCAAAAAGTAATCATCAAATAGAAATCTTAAAGAAAGATCTTGAGATTATGAAATTAAAAATGCAATTATTAGAAAATAAATAATAATATAATTAAGTTTTATAATTTAATTATATCATTAAATAATCAATTAAAGGTAAGCCCTATGGGCTCAATCCCACAATCAAAGATGCCAAGAGTAAGAACTCATACAAAGTATAAGTTGTTTCATTTAGAAAAAATAATTAATTTTTATAAATTACTTTTTATATTCTATTTCTAATTAAATGATATTTGATCTAAAATATCATGTTAAAAAAGTAATTTATAAAAATTCTCAATTAGTAAGAGATAACAGAACACAAATTAAAACATTTTTTAATAAAGAGATAATCAACTCAATGATTGGTGGGGGTGAAGATTTAACTATAAATTATAAAAATAATGAATATACATATACTCAATTAAATGATGAATTTTATTATATATTATATTCATATGATGAATTTGATTGTGTCTCGGTAATCATAGATAAAGAAAATAAAGTAGGTGAGATCCATGGAATAGGAAATTTTAAATCATGTCTAATTGATTCTAATACAAATGTAGGATCAACATTATTAAAAATAACAATTAAAATGTTAAAAAAATATAAAGATCTATTAGAAATAAATAAAATTGTTTTAACAGATAACAGTGTAAAAAAATGTGAAGCTAATAGCGAAGATATTAAATTATCTCATATGTTGATTTTATTAACAGGAGATACATGGTATGGAAAATATGGTTTTAGACCAATAAATGTAAATACTTATAAACATAATGAAATATTGAATGAAAATTATAATAATAATAAATTAATTATGAATAAAATAACTATAAAAGAAGTTAATATAATGAAATATATTAACATGACTAAAGATAAAAATGTTATTAATGCTGTTGAAAAAATATTAGAGAAAAATGAAAATATGTTATTAAAAGATTTTTTACAAAAATTTTTAAAAAATTATGATATAACGTGTCAATATTTTTCTTTATTTTATGAAAGATTATATAATGATGTAAAATTAGAAAAATTTTATAAATTATTTTTTGGATTAAATATTTAATAAATAAATTTTTATTATTTGTTTTATTTTTTTAACTTTACCAATAAATAGATTCCAAAAAGATTCCATATTAAAAAATCGTTAGTTTATATAATATCTCTTATTTCTTCTAAATATTTTGTATGTAGTGGATATTTGCTTCTGACGACAATATGCCACAATTCAGCATCCATTGTTAGATCCAATACACTTTTATAAATGGCACATTGCATATATTTTTTATGACAAATATCTTTCATTATCACATCTTTGTTTTTATCCCATACACCTAATTGTTCTTCATTAAGTATTACTACTTTTCTATTCTTTCTAGCAATTTCGCCACCACCTTGACCTATTATGTGCCCGCTATCAATCGTAAAATTATGAGCAATCTCATTACTAACTAATTTTATTTTTTGAGATTGAAAACAATGTTCTATTGTATTATATCTAAAATTGTTGTAAGTAAATGGATATTCATGAAAATTTGATAAGATTTGGCGCCAATTTTTAATTTTATTTAGATCTTCATATTTGTTAGGATCTGAAACAACTTCATTTATTCCTTTACCGGCATTAACATCTTTTGATTTAGAGTAATAAAATAATTTATCCATTATCTGTCTTCTTTTATTAAATAATTTAAAATCGAATTATTTAATAAATCAATTTTTTATATTAGTGATATATATATTAAATATTTGATTAAAACACAATAAACTATCATGAGTTTTATATTACTGTGGTAACTATTTTATTAGTTAATGATGATTTAAAATAAATTTTATATTTAATCAATAGTTATTATATTTATATTAATAGTTATTATATTTATATTAATCTATTAAAAAGGGTAGTATTTTAGATGCTAGCCTTTTTAACAATAAAAACTATATTATTTTTATTTTATATATATTATCAAAATTTATTTAATTTTATTAAGATATGTTTATAATTAGTGCATTTTATTTAATTAAGTCTATATTTATTTGCTATAATTTAATATTATCATTTTGATTATCATTATAATAATTATTGATTATAAATAATAAATAAATTAAAATAATTGTTTCATCTGAATGTGTCATTTAGGAAAAATAATGTTTCTAAATATTCTTTTACTATATTTCTCGTTTTGGTTTTCCTTCTTCTCGATTACCGTATGCACGATTATCATGTGTATTTAATGCCTGTAAATTAGTTATATAATCTGAGCCACCTTTAGATTGTGGTTTAATGTGATCAATTTCCCAATTACCTTTTTTGTTAGTTCCATAATGATCGCGATTAATAATTTTACCCGATGGGTCTTCACGATATTTATTAGGATTTAAATTTTTATGCTCTTTCGCTGTTTCAAATACTCTATCTACATTTCCAACATGTCTATAATAATTTTGTGAACTAGAACGACTATTACTATTACCGCCACCTCCACGGCGAGATTCTACATAACTAATAAACAATATTAATATAAAAATAAAGATATATTTTTTAAAGTGTTTCATGCGAATCTGCATTATTTGTCTTATTTTATTAAATAATTTAAAATCTAATAATTTAATAAATCAATTTTTATTATAAAAATATTGATAATTATTTTTATTGTTTTAATAATTAATACTTTATAACAAATTAACATGGATTTTGTCACAGCTTTTGTTGGTTTACCATCATCTGGAAAATCTTCCATTATTAATTCACTATGTTTCAAACGACTTTTACAATCTGGTGTTTGTAGAACTACTACAGAATATAAAAAATTAGATATTGATATTTTTGATGATTTTAATAATAAATTTAAAGTAATTGATTTGCCAGGCATATCTGATTCCGAAGAAAATGAGATGAAATTTAATGATTTAACTTATACTCATATTATTGATACAAACTTAATAGTATGGGTTAGTGATGTTTATAAATCTTTTATTACTACACATGAAGTAGATGAATATAATAAATTGAAAGATTTTATTACAAAAAGACAAGAAGACACTGGAACAATGTATAAGATTGTAATCATGTTATCTAAATGTGATAAAGAAATTGATTATACAAAAAACCCAACAATTAAATTAACTAAAAAAAATGATTTAGAAGAAATAACAGATTTAGAAGAAGATACTAATATAAATGACCTTGTAAATAAAGTAAAAGAGAAATTTCCCAATGAAGATATTATATTATTTAATGCATATGGACGTTCATATCATAATGAAAAATCATCAAATACATTAAAAACATTTATTAGAACAATGTCTGGTATTCCAACAAATATTAATACAACATTTGATATAAGTAAATATATGAAAAATTATATAGAAGAACAAAAGACATCATATGAATCAAAATTTTTATCAGTGTATAAAAATTTTATTAATTTGGATGGGTCAAATTGTTTCCAATATGCACAAATGATTATAAATAATGAATTAAATAAAGATAATCTAGAGTCAATATTAAATAAACTTAATGCAAGTAAATTAATACAATTATGGAAAAAATTAAATAAAGAATTTATTATTTCCCATTTAATTAAAATATGTTCTGCAGACTATAATGGTGTTAAAAACTATGGAAATTATTTATATATTATTTTTGTTGTAGAACAATTAAATAATGAAATAATTAAAAATGAACAATATAATATAATTTTAATGAGAATAATTGATTATGAATTATTTATGTTAAATTCAACTGATTTAACTATGCTAAATTTTCACGGATTGAATAAATGCGGTAGTATAATTAATACAATTATGAATACATTTAACAAGTTAGAACATAGTAATCGTATAATAGTAATCAATAATATATTATTTAATAATAAATACAAACTATCAATTACACATACTCAATTAATTTTTGCAGAATTTGATGATATATTTTGTTAT